TGGCCGAGCGCAGCTCGCCGTACGCGAAGTCGCAGTTTTCCGCGATCGCTGCCGAACCGTCCGGCAGCAGCGACTCTGGGAAGCGCGGCCGGATACCAGAGAACGAGTTGAACTTCAGGACTGCCATACGATCACCAAGACGCCAGCGCAGAGCGCTTCCAAGAATTTTGAGCAACGCAAACGTAGATGTAGCTGGAGCTCCAGCAGATGTCACCTGGGTTTCCGGTCGCCGTCGCGCTGGCAGGGGTGCGCGCCGATCGCAGTCGGATGGTGTTTGAGTTGACGTCGAGCATCGCAGATGGCGTGTCGGTTCCAACGCCGAGATTGCCTACATTATCAAGGCGCAGGGCTACGATTTGATTGTCGCAAATCCATTGATGAGAGTGGCCTTTGTAGACGGCCTGCGCTCTGGCGGTTAGATTCAAATTCCAGGCGTCCGTGACCACAACGCTAGCTATCGCCGGCGTAGCTATTTCCGATGCCCTGGCAAGATAAGCGCAGTTGTCGCTGGTGACCGCGTCCACGCGCCCGACCGGGGCGGTGACGCCGAGCCCAAGGCGCCCAGGCGGCCGAACTCCCTCGGCGCTCAGGCGCGCGTACTCTACGCCGTCGATGCAAAACCGCATGAACGAATCAGCGCCAACGCTTGCCGGGTCTGCGTGAAAGCTTACCGACCTGCTGTCTGTGGTGCCTTCGGCGCGCATCTCGCCGCAGAACTGGTACCCAGTAGCAAGGCTGCCGCCTACCGCAAAACTTCCCGTTGCTCGTCCAGAGCCAATTATGTCGAGCTTTTGCTGCGGAGAGGTATTGAAAATACCGACATTGCCGTTGTTGCTGGATATGGTCAGATACTCCGTCAAAGCGCCGCCGCCGGCCGCTTTTACGAAGAACCCTAAATTGCCAAAAGAATCGGTTGAAGCTCTGCGCGCAGAGATGAAGGAAATTCGCTCGTTCTTTAGCCAAAAATTGATGTTGGCAAATGGTCCATTTTCGAACGTGGTCGAGCCTTGAAGCTCGAGCGCAGAAAACGAGTCTCCGGCCACACCGGCGCTGATCGTCAGCGCGCGCCCCGCTGTGCCGATCAGGTTGGCGACCGAGCCGCCGACCGGCAGATGGCCGGCGCTGGTGAATTGAGGAAACAGCGATGCCGCGCCGGCCGTCCAGCGCAGCTCAACCCGCGCGCCAATCGCCCAGGATGCGGCGGTGGTGCCCTCCTGCGCGCGCGTCACCGTCAGCACGTCTCCAGACCTTGCCGTGACAAGAACGATCTCCCACGACAGCTCTGCGCCGCCGGATTCGCCGATCAGCGTCAAGGAGAACTGGTCGCTGGCCGTGGGCATGGGGAATCTGCTGCCGTGCCCAGAGGACAAGGTGAGCTGCGTGGCGGCCGCCGTCGCGGATGCCGCCAAAGTGCCAGATGCGTTGTTTTGGAAGAGGCGTGCCATTTATAGGTCTTTCACGAAGACGTAGAACTCTTCTTGCGAAATGCGGCCGCCGGTGGTCGTCAAGTTGACGGTCACCTTGTACAGCGTGTCGTTGGCGCCGCCCGACAGCCAGATCTTTGCGATAGATCCGTTGACCTGGACGTTGCTCAAGGTCAGGCCAGATGGTGAAATTGACGCGGTGGCGCTCTGGATCGAATCTCCGGTCGAAAGCCAATTGGAGTAGTCGACGTCGTAGTCGAGCACTTCGATCGGCTGCTTGGTGAATTGAAGTTTCATGAGACCACCGCCTTTGGCTCGACTATCATAGTCCTGCTGCTCTTTTCGACCCGCATCGTCCTTTCCTCGATCGGCAGCATTTGACGGACTTCCGAAACGACTACCACGGCTCTCGGATCGGCGGCCACATAAGCCCTGCGCTTTGCGCTCGATGCTCCGCTTGAGTAAAACCCAAAGAAGCCGAACGCCGACAACGCGGCCTGCATCACGCCCCTGGCGTACGCAAACTGGATGCTTACCTGCTGCTGCTGCGCGGCAACACCGGAGCCGTTTAGGGCAAATCCGTTGATCGCGGATCTGTTCATGGTCAGTAGGCGTAGCTAGCGCCTGGGTCTGGCGGCGCAGACGACCCCGTGGTCGCAACAACGTTCGACCAGAACCGGAACGCGGTGCCTGTCTGGCCGCCTGGGATGACGATACCGACCGCCTGCGGCTGCGCCGGGGGCGTTGCCAATTGAAATGCAGCAATAATAGCCATGACTCACTCCCAAAGCATCGCGCATCTTGAAGAGACATAGTTAAGCGTTGTGCTTTGGATTGTTCCAGGGCACACATCGTCAAGGGCCATATAAGAGCGCGGTTGCGATCCAACAATCGTAGTCTGAAACACGCTTCCAATAGGCACTTCAGAGTTCAGCACAGAGCACATCTGCATCACAGGGTAGACTCGAGGCATGGCGGTCCAATGCGCGTAGCATTGAAAGTCGCCGTTAGTCAAAGACGAGGCTTGCGTATTGCCGTCAGGCGCCCCAAGAACAGATCCTTGAGGTATGAGGCAGTAAGCACCGCTGGTGTTTACAGGAAAAGCAACGCCTGCTTGGAAGTTCAAGGCTTGCACATGGAGAGGAAGTCTAATGCTTACAACAGATCTGTACACGGTAACGCCAATGGAGTTGACGGCACCGCTCGAGTCTGTCGTTGGCGCAATACAAAAAAACCCCATAGACGAATTTGAATTGCGTCTGTTTATTGAGACTCCAAGAAAGTTATCCTTGAAGCACATAAATGACATCGTGCTAATTGTGTCGTCAGCCGCTGTCGATCCTGAGCCGCCGACAACAACACCGGTTGGTGATTGAGTTCCTGTGATAGTCCCAGACCCGTTGCTTCCCTGTCCGACAGTTAGCCAAAGGCGCGCTCCTGTGCCGCCGTTGGACATTCCGTACTCGATCTTGAAAAAAACGCTGCTATCTGGGTAGCGCCAGATTTCGTATCCAATAACGCCTGCAACGCGAACAGCCGTTGTCCAATTGATCTGCCCTGTATCGTTGGTCTTTACAAGCCCGAGCGTGGCGAACGCGCTGGAGATCGCTGATCCCCAGGCGCGAAAATTGGCGTCGGTCGTCAGGTTGTGCAAAGAAAGCCATGAATGAACGGCCATATATCACTCCCAAAGCATGGCAATCTTTGTTTGGTCGTCGCCTATTCCGCTGCCTCCAAAGCCTGGTTGGCTGGTTTTTGCCCCATAAACGGAACTATTAGACAAAGCGATATACGATCTTGGCGTTGACCCAACCAGCGCCACATTGAAAATGTTTCCTGTAGGAAACTCGCTATCTATGACGGTGCAGATGTGCATGACAGGCATCACTCTTGGGGTAGAGGCCCAATGAGTAAAGCATTGGCTGTCGGTTCCGTTGATGTAAGACGACAGCATGTTGTGCGGAATCAGGCAGTAGCTTCCGGCGAGTGTTCCATCTTGGTTAACAGATCCAAACCTGAAGCCAAGCTGAAAATTCAAAAATTCAACAGAAGGAAATCTACCACCGCCAGCATTTCTTGAGCCCCAATATATTTGCACGCCAACGGTGGTTTCTTGGCCGCTGGCGTTTACGGTTGGGCATATTGCAAAAAATGAATCTGTGTTTTCGACGTTTCGGAATCCAGCGAACGCAAGGTAGTTATCTTTGAAGCACATCCAGTTTGAGTATGACCCATCCCAGGATGTCGTTGTGTCTGGAAGAATTGTCCTAGAAAGGCTTATAACCCCGGTCAGCGTGCCGGCGCCGTTGCTCCCTTGCCCAACTCTTAGCCACATCTGCGGAACGTCAAGATTTCTTGCGCGCCCGAAATCAAACCTCATCCAGATATAGGAATTCGGATACCGCCAAATTTCGTAGCCCGCAGACGTTTCGTTTGAGGTTGGCCGAACAACGGTTGCCCAGTCGATCTGGCCGGTGTCACCGGCCTTGATCAGTCCCATCATCGCCAAGCGAGCAGAAAACCCAGAGCCCCACGCGCGAAAGTTCGCGTCGGTGCTGTGGTTCATGGTCGCGGTCCAAGACATGGTCGTCATGGCACGTCCTCAAGGATGATCTGCACATCGAGCTTGCTGAACGCGCTCGACGACTCCAGATAGAAAACGATCAGGTCGCCGGCCTCGAATGTCGTCCGCGTCCAGCCGGTGAACGTCTCGAGCAACAGCCCGGAGCCGTTAGTGATCGTCGGCTTGGCCGCGCCGCACACCGAGTCCAGAGCGCCGGGCAGCGCCGGCTTCACCGAGCGCCGCAGGTCGAGCACGCAAGACCCAGGGCCGCCCTCGGTGATGATGTTCAGGCTCTTGATGCTTGACCTTGTGGCAACCTCGATGGTCTGCGAGAGCGGCGCTATCAGCGACCCGCCGAAGTAAGTCTCCCACCCGGCCCCGCGCGATCTGCTTGTGACGAAGGCCGAGTTGGGCGGCGACCAGAAAGGCGAGAACAGTGAAATGGCCGCCGGCGAGAACCAGAGCGCCGACAGCGGAGCAACGGTTTTCGGCTCGACCATCGGGAACTGGATGAGCTTGTTGCCGCCGGTCTCCGCGTCGAACACGCCGATGTGCGTGATGACCACCGAAGAGCTTGGATTCGCATTTGCCGGGAACAGGATGCCGGCCGTGTTGCTGGATTCCCCGTTGGAGTCAGTCGCGCTCCAGGGCAGCAGCCGCCTAGCGTATCCAGAGTACCCGGTCTCTACTGTGCCGTCGGCGGCGAACTGGTTGCTTTCGAGCAGACCCAAGTAGACGGCAGCCGGGGGCGGCACGGCCACCCCTCTCAAGAAATGGTCGACGATCTTGCCTTCTAGGTACCTCGTGAAGGCACTCATCCGGGCGCCTACTGCGTCTTGCCTGTGACGTTAGGGTTGGCCGGCGCGGTGGAATTCGGATTGGCCGCGGCCTCGACGGCGAACTTGCCGGTTAGCGCGGCCACGTAGGCCTGCTGGTGCTTGATGGCGTTGGCCTGGTTCGCGGCGTACTCGGCGTCCTTGCTGTACGCGCGATAAAGGATGTAGTCGACGAGTACGGTCTGGTAGATGTCGTCGAGCGTGATGACGCCGCCCAGCGCCGCTTCGGTAGGCGCCGCGCCGTAGATAATCTCGACCCACCCGCGGTTGGAGCTCGGCTGCGGCGGGTAGACGTAGAACGTCTTGGGGTCGAGCGCGGTGTAGGTGTAGTGCCTGGCGACGCTCGACGCCGTGCTCGAGTGCCAGTCCGGGGTCTGCGAGTCCAAGATCTCCCTGGTCACGATGCGGATCGCCCGCCCCGGCGTGGCGCCGTCGGTGCCCATGTTCCGCACCACGTCGATCAGCTGCACGCCGTCTGCTGGCAGCGCCTGCTTCGTCCCTGCGACGAGCTGGGCCGACTGGTTCTTGACGAAAGCGTTTGGCTTGAGAAGCACGATCTCGCGTTGGCCGTCGTTCAGCCAGCCGAGCAGCTCGGCGCTCGGCCAGCGCACGCTGGTCGTGTCTTGCAGGATGATCTGCGCTTTCTCGACGATGGAATTGACGGTGATCGTAGGCATGGCAAGACTCCTTAGTGCTGCGCCTTGACGCGAAGCGGCGCTCTGCCAAGTGCGTTGATGGCAGAAAGCTTGGCGCCGGCCGCGGCGGCCTCGAACTGCGCGCGGCGGTCGAGCCCGTTCTGCAAGTCGGTCCACGGCTTGCCAGGCATGGTCATCAGCTTGGCCAGCGCCCCGTCCGCGATGGCGTACAGGTACTGGTTGCAGATCCAATCCGGGAAGCCGGTCGACGCCTGCGTCGGGGCCAGAGCCGTGGTCATCACTAGGCCGCCGGTGAGCGCCGCTACGGGCACGGGCGCGAGGATGATCTGCTCGGTATCGACCTGGGTGAAGTGGGCCGGCGTGCCGGTCTCCGTGCGCCAGGTGGGCAGCTCGGAGTTCAGGTAGTCGAGCGCGCGGTTGGCCAGGGGCCGCCCGTTGTAGGCAGCGTCGATGACCACGACAACTTCTGCGTCGGCCGGTACGGGGATGGTGTAGGCCGACACGCCGGCGGCCACGTTGATCGGCGCCGGCAAGTGCTTCCAGACCCAGGCCTGCTCACAGAGCTGGATGACGGCGCGCTTGATGGCGTGCTGGGTCACCGGATCCGACGGGTCGGCTGCCAGGTTGGGCAGCACTTCGTCTATCAGGTCGGTGTAATTGACGTTCGCCACGGCACGCGTCCTGAGCGGGTATTGCCCGGATTATCCGAGTCGAGTCGCTATTCGACTCACCGGCGGTTGTTGTGCTTGGCGTCGATGTCGCCTTCGAGCTCTTCGATCTGGTCGATGAGCGCCTTGGTCGACTTCTTGACGTCGAGCTCCTTGCCGTAACGGCTGAGCGCGAAGGCTTTGAGCTCGGTCTTGCTCATGCGCTCGAGCGGCTTGGACAGGTCGCTCTGCTCGACCAGGACCGAGTCGCCGTCTTCGTCGACCACGCGGACGGTGTCGGAATCCTCCACCTTCTCGAGGTCGCCGCCATCGGCCAGCTCCCATTGGTCCGGGAACTTGAGCAGCGCCTTGGCGGCGAAGTCCGGCACTTCCTGCACGTCGCCGTGGCCGTTCCAGGTGATGCCGGTCCGGGCGATGTTGTCGATGGCCACCGGCTTCTTGCCGACGTACCGCAGCTTCACGAAAGCAGACATGGGATCTCCTGCAAAAGAAAAAGGGGCGACCCCGCGAGAGGCCGCCCCAGGTTTCACCAGATCAAGTCAGAAGGCAATTACTTGCCCTCGAACTTGAACAGTCCCAGCACGTCGATCTTGCCGGTGGCGGTGCCGCCGGTCAGGGTCGCGGTGAGGAACGCGTCGAACAGCAGCGTGGTCGGCACGCCCGGCGCGCGGGTCGTACCCGCGGCCGAGGTCGCCGTCGCCGCCAGCAGCGCGGCGGCGCCACCGCCGGCCTCGCCGTTGACGTACTGGAAGCCGAGCGACACCTGGGTCGAGGCACCCAGAGCGGCGTTGATCAGCTTGAGGTCGACGATCTTGGTGCCGGCGTAGAGACGCGCCAGACGGACGACATCGTTGGCCGGGGTGGCGGCGAAGTTGAATTCGCCGTGGACGGCAGCCAGCGGCGCATCGCCGCTGTACTGCGTGTCCTGGAGGGTGGGTGCGTTGAGCGTAGCCATGAGAGCTTCTCCTGAGAATGAACGTTGGTTGGCTGGGGGCCGAAGCCCCCAGCCTCACCGTTACGAGGCCAGCAGCGTCCGACCCGCGGCCGAGGCCGGGTCCGGTGCGTAGCTGTCGAGGACCGCGACACCGAAGTCGGTGTCGGCGCCGTCGATCTTGAAGCGGATCTTGCTGGTACCGCACATGGCGGCGCAGACCGTCTCGATCGAGTTGCCGTGGTCCACCGGCTCTTCCGACCAGTCGTAGTAGTAGTCGGAGGCCGACTTGCCGTACGCCTTCGCCAGCGCCTGGGCGCCGACGATGATCGCGCGGTCGATCGGCTGAGCAGCCGTCGCGTTGGTCTCGGTGTACGTCACACCGTCGCCACCGCCCGAGTCCACGACCACCGTGTCACCCGCGTTGAAGCGGATGGCGTAGCGGTTCAGGCGCTTGATGAGCACGCCGTTCCACATGATGGTCTCGTACGCGTCGAACAGCGGGTGCTTGACGCCGGTTGCCTTGCGCTCGAAGGCGTACTGCACAGCCTGCCGCCAGGTGGTCTGGCTGGTGCGGCTCTGGAGGTACAGCCACTGACGCTCGGTGACGAAGCAGACCCACAGCGGGTCGTTCCACGCGCGGTCGTCGCCCTTGATGCGGACCGACTGCATGACCACCGGCGACTCGCGGAGCTGGGACACGACACGGTCGATGTCCTGGAGCGTCAGCGCGTCGTTGGTGCCGAGGTCGGCCGGGCCGGTGGCGTCGTTCGCGTAGTACACGCGGTTGCGGGTCGGGGCGCGCACGGCGTTGACCATGATCTCGCTGAAGTCCGGGTCGGACGAGGCGGGGATCACCCAATCGCTGGTGCTCTGGCTGCCACGGGCGCCGGCCAGGTGGACGAGGGCGGTCTGATCCTCGAGACGCTGCATCCACGCCTGCAAGCCAGCCATGCTGATCTTGCGGAGGTTGTGGACGGTGCGCTTCTGGGTCATCTTGCCGCCGCTGTCGGCGCCGCCGCGGACCTGGTCGATGCGGACATCCATCGAGGACGTGGTGAGCTGCATCATCCGACCGGCGATGCGCTTGTCGCCCATGACGGGCTTGCCCTGGAGGATGTTGAAGAGGTCGATGGAGACGGTGTCGCCGGCGCCCTTGGCCAGGTCACCCGCCTTGACGATCGGGTAGTCCGGGCTGGTCTGACCCTTGGTCTTGGCGCCGAAGGAGCCCTCTTTGGGCATCTCGCCCGAGAGCAGGTTCATGAAGCCGGGGGTGTGCTGCACGCGCGTGAAGAGGCCGACGGAGTAGACCTTGCGCGCCAGCGGCGACCCGACAGGGATGTTGGTAGCCATGATTTCCTCGCAGAAACGTTAGAGATTGCTGAAGTATTCGTCCATCTGATCAGGCGTCATGCGGGAGAACTTCTCGGCAAGCTGAACCGAAGTCAGGTTCTGTGCTTCCTCGCGTTCGTCCTGCGCGGCGTGCTGGCCAGCCGGGAACTCCGAGAGCGAATTCGGGACGTCGGTCTTGCCGGCCTTCGAGGCCGCGGCTGCCTTCGCCTTTGCTTTCGCGCTCAAGTCCCCTGTGTTTGTCGATGATCTCTGAGCAGCGCCGGGAATGTCGATCTGGCCCAAAGCGGCTTCCACCATCTCGGTGACCTTCTGGAAACGCTCCGACATCGGACGATCCTTCCAGACCGACTGGTCGCGGAGGGTGCGGTCGAACTGCTTGGCGAGCTCGAACGCTTCCGCGTTGTTGGCCTGGATGTGCGCCAGCTTCGGCACCGCGTCGATCGCTTCCTGCACCGTGTCGGCGGTGCTACGGGCGCGCTCGGCTTCGGTCGCCTCGGCCGTCTCCCGGATGGGCTTCAGGGTCGCTTCCAGCTGCGCGGCTTTCGCCATCGAGGCCTTGACTGCCCTGTAGACCGTCGGGAAATCATCCTTCAGGGTCTCCAGATCCGCTTCGGAAAAATCTGCGGCAGGCGGCTCGTCGCTGGTGCTGGCGTCGGCACCATCGTCTTTCGCCTTCTCGACCCCGTTTCTGGCCAGTCCTTCGAGGTGCGCGACCCGCTCCTTCATCTCGTTGAGCATTTGCTCAGCTCGTGAAGCTCGCTCTCGCTCACTCCTCAACACGCTGTACGGGATGACATGCTTCCCGTCTCGCGTGGCAACACCCGCGGCGTTGCTCTCGTCCTGGTCAGCACGGGCTGCGTCGGCTGCCTGCTGATCGACCTTCCCCGGTTCCTCGCCGTCCTTCG